TTTTCATAAGGTCCTCAATTTTTTTACGTGCAGTCGAAACAATTTCCTTTTCGACAGCTGCTGCATTATCTTCCGCAGATTTTCTCATGAAACGATAACCAGGAACATATCCTCCATCTACCGTTAGAAATCCGTATTCCTGTGATGCCGGATAGTAGTATCGTTTAGTGCCATCGGCACTCATTTTGACGAAGGTGTCATTCATTTTTGGATCAATGATCACATCATAAACGGTCTTCATTCTGTTGCGAGTTCTTTCTTTTCTCAGCTTAAGACCTTTTTTCAAGTCGCCTGTATCAACAGGAACATTCAGCCTTGCAGCCTTATAAACGATCCTAGCTCCAGCTCTAGCTGATTGGGTGATGACAGGTTTCGGGAGTCTCTCAATGCGTTTCAGCATACCTTTGAGTTCTTTGAACCCTTCTATTTGAAAATTTCCCTTCTTAGCCATTTTACTGGCGCTCCCTACACATCAATTGCAGTTCTTTGCGAGCTAGCTTCGGATGGATAATGTATTTGATTTCATACTCGACTCCATCATAAACAGCCCACATCGTACGATTAAGCCCTTCTCTGTACCTAATGCGTATGCGAGTGGTGACTTCTGATTGTTCCGCTCCAGCTGCAAAGTATTCTTTACCTTGCAATGGTTCTACAGCACCCCAAACCGTTGCAACTAAGACTGGTTCACCAATACTTTGGTTGTAATCATCGACTTCATCGCTTGCCTTGAATATCTTAATGCGTTTACTTAATCGATCGACAAGACTCATGAGCTACCACTCCTAGTAGCTAATTGTGTAATTAGATTGTTGATAACAGGTGGTATCGTGATTTTGTCAGAAGCGGTATCACGGTGCTCGTAGAATAAAGCTACTAGCATACTCACGACCACTTCATAGAGCTTGCCTTGTGTCTGCTTCACTCCAGCACCAGCTAAATACTCTTCAGCTGCAGTTAAAAATGCAGAAATTAGCACATCCTCATCTTCACCATCAACACGCAAGTAGCTTTTTACCTGTTCTAAGTCCATAACAACACCTGCTTACTCTTCATTTACAGTAGCATTCACTACTTCTTCATTAGCAGGTACTTCTTTCAGCTCTGCAGCAACCTCTACATCTAGTGAATATGGAATTAAAACAATTTCCAACCCAGTACGAGCCTGTTCAGCTTTTAATTTTCTTACTAATTCTTCATGCTGCTCTTCCGTTAATGGACGATTTGCACGACAAACTAGAACTGGAACTGCCGCTTGTACAGTAATTAACTTATCTGCTTCTTGTTTCTTAGCCATGTTGGTCACCTACTTTCAATGTTAATTAAAATAGGAGCGGTTACCCGCTCCTATCTAAACTTAAGTACCACTAACAGCGCCTTTCTTGATAATGATGACTCCATTAGGATCAAGAAGCTTTCCATCTGCAATCAAGATAGCTTTATCTACCCACTCATTCGTATCGTGATCGAAATAGCGGAACATCGTAAGCTGCATATTGGAGTTAACAGCATAGTTGTTAAGATCGCAGTAAATAGCGATTACATCCCCTTCAGCAGCAGTATCAAATGGAGCAATCAAATCATCCTCAACCAGATTTACATCTTTACCAGCAAAGCGTTCTGGTGTAGCTCCTGTAATACCGTAGTTCACGCGACCGATTGGTTGTCCTTGATCATCAACCATCCCATCGATATACGTTTCAAACGTACCACTGGCCATAAAAAATACCGCTCCTGCTTTATAAGCGAGCGGCATCTTTGCAAATACTTTCTTTTTCCATTCTTGATACTTAGTGATTTCCGTTTCACTTAACGTTACAACTTGAGAAGTTGGAACACGAGTATCAAGAGTAATCCCAAGAGGTTGACCTGATCCAGTTCCTGCTACAACAGCAGCTTCAAGTGCTTTAATCATGGCTTCTACAATCAAGTCCACAACAAGTGATTCAAAACCTTCAAGCGATACAGTATCAGCCAGCAAAGACACTGCAATTTTGCATTCTAGACCGAAATAAGAGAATGATACCTTCGTGTTCGCTTGCGTTTTCTGTCTGTCAGATGGTGTAGATTCAGTAATCCATGTTGCAGTAGGTTTAACGCTTAGGATCGGAACTTCTACTCCGCCCTTAATGTTAAGTTTACGAACCTTACTCCACACACGACCACGAACCGTAAGCTTGCTAATAACCTCTTTCAAGATCGTAGTAGGAATAACAGCTGAAATGTCGGAAGTAGTTGTCGTGGCATTTGCTCGAAGCTCAGGTTTGATTTCACCTGTCATGGCAAAAGACTTAAACGCATTACGATACTCTAATGTACCGTAAGGATCATCGGTTTCTGCTGAACGTTGTTGAGACTGCATGCCAAATGCAGCAAGTGTCGCATTGTAAGCATTGGTTCCATTTGTTGCTGGAACTTGTTGACGTCCTTCTGCTGGAGGAGTCGCACCACCTGCAGGCACTTCATCCGGTAGCTTATCAATTTCAGATCGTAGCTCAGCGATTTCAGCATTCAATGCTTCCATCTCTGTGTTAATACCTCTCAATTCTTCGACGCTCCCAGCAGCATTTGCTTTTGTTACCAGCTCAGCTTTGCGTTCCTCTTTCTTCTTTAGCATCTTTTTCAAAAATTCTTTCATATTGTTTCACTATCCCTTCAATTGAATTAATGTGCGTAATCGCATAATTTCTAACTCGTCTTTATCACTCTCCAGCGATGACCTTGCACTCTCCAGTGCAGCTTTCGCGCTTTCCAGCGTTTCGTGGTCACGAGCATGTATGTCAGTCCCTTCATAAGCAGGGAATGATACCGCAGATACCTCAATGACTCTTGCGATGTCTGTGATACGTCTAAGGGGCAGATCACTGTCAAGATTCTCCCACTTTGCATCGCGAATGATAAAAATAAAGGACATCCCTGTGATATCCCCTCTAGCTATGGAAGCATGTAACGCTTTTGCTTCGCTATTATTTTCTATATCTAACGTGCTTCGCACGAATAGACCTGTTTCATCGACAGATAACTGTAAGGTTGAATTCGCGTTGTTGTTTCGACTTCGAGCAAGTGGAATGTTTTTGAGATTATGGTTAACGGTCATAACCACATCCCTAAAATCTGTCTTGTCAAAGGCTGAGCGTTCAATTACTTCTTCAAACCAACCGCCTATATTGGTTCGCTGCTCAAAAATTGCAGCATGCCCCTGCACGATTCCTGTTTCTTGCTCTGCACGAATGTCAGGTAAATTGAATGATCTTGTTTCTCGCGTTCCAAGCTGCGGAAGTTTACTCTTCATCTTCTTTGTTCACCGCCTTCGCTTTGTTTTGCATTTGATATTGATTAATGAGATTCACATCGATGTAGTTCAATGACTGTGTTCGCCTTGAACCGCCTTCTACTGGAGGATAGCCAATCAATGAAAGCTTCTGGTTATCTGTCAACAATCCTTGCTCCCCTGCGATTTTAATGAGATTGAGCTTGGCTGTTGTGCTGAGATAATTCATGTCGCGGTGATACCAAACAACCTCATTCCCAACATCGAGCTCCCGCTCCGTAAACAGGACCTTACTAAACTTTTGCCCAAAATAAATGACGAGTGGCTCAAGCGTCTTCTCATAAAACGCTTGGTACTCGTCATCATCAAATACTCCAGTAAGGATCGGGAGTGACACCCCAAACCAATTCATTATGCTTTGCTGCAGATATGCCATCGTATCCTTATCAATAAACTTTGATTCACTTTTAATCTGCTGAAATTCACCCTTCAGATCTAAGGGCAATAGTCCACTCTCTCCACTTGACATCAGCTTTTCAAATCTAGCCCGTTCTGCTTTCTGATCATCATCATCCAGCATCGTATTAATTTTGAGTACTGCCTGTACTGCTGCATTGATTTTAGCAGCTCGCTCTAGCCCTTGTGCTAGTACATGATTCGTCTGCAATACCTTAAGGAGTGCCTGGTTGTCTGGACGACCATCAACTCCACCACCCATTAACTCATTGAGAGAGAATTTCTTGCGTAAATGAATGATATCTTGATATGGGAACGTGAATTCCACACCTGAAGCAAAGTAAAGCTTAATGAGCATTTCACCAGTAGGTGTTTGTAGAAATTCTACTCTACTCGGATCTACAGGATAAAAGGCACGGTAGGTTCGCCTTTCTACTCCAGAGCTAAAGTCAGAATCAAATATCGGAATAATGAATGCATTATAGTTCATGAACAGCAACCATATGACTTTCTCAATAAATTCACTCGTTGTCATATAATTATTAGGGCCGAATTTTAGTAGCCGATTAATATTCCCCCGCGGCACTGTTTGACTATCCTCAGTGGAACGAATATGCCTCGGCTGCAGCTTACTCATTTCGGTAGCTATAACATTAATACAGTTCTGTACGATGTCAGAAGCGTATATGTCATTCCCGAATTGACTAAATATCGGCAGATTGCCATTAAGCATGCGTGACCAAATTGCATTCTTATTTCTTTGCTTCAATCCTTGTGTCCACTGCTTCAACGTATCAATTAAAAACATGGTTCACCCCCTCTCCAGCAAACAGTTAAGCTGACAATCTCAGCATATCGCTACGATTATCCATGTAGATCCGGTAGGATATAATGAGTGTTACTGCACCGTCTATCTTTTTATCATCCTTACCCTGCACCTTAACCGGCATTTGCTCCATTTTGTTATTTACCGTAAGAGCAGTGTTGCTTAAACAATATTGGTCTACCGCATCATTGTTGTAGAAAATGAGATTGCTACGCAAATCTTCCTCAACAAGCTTCATCGGTTCAGACATTGATCCAAAGCTCTGGTCAACACGCTGCATTTCAAATCCGTAGTCCTCCATCTCTTTTACCCAATAAACGGCCGACCATTTGTCATAACCAATTTTCAAGAAGCGAATGCCGTAATTCTTCACAAGATCGTAGAACCACTTTGTAACTAGGCTGAAATCATTCTCATTACCATCTGACAGAGTAATCCTACCAGCCTTAATCCATGCTCTGTATCGCTCCAAGTCTTCTTTATTAAGCTTTTCAAGCTTTGACTCAGGCATAAAGTACTGTGAAATGGTATATTTCTTACCATCGATCAAGAATAGGGCTCTAGCACAGGTTAAGTCTCCTGACCGTGACAAGTCCACACCGCCAACAGCCACACGGCCTCGTAAATATTCAATGTCGAATGTCTGATCCTCTTGATTCGTCAGCTCATCTAGTGCAAGCCATGCTGCAGCATTGTTTTGCTTAATGTTGAAGTCTTTAGCTAAAACGAATACCCTTGTTGCCTTATTAGTCTTGGCTTCGTTAAGCATCGTTCGCATAAACGACCACTTCTTTATCGTGCCGAGACCAGGATTGCTTTTAACATAAGTTTTCTCATCTTGCCAAACTTCTTGCTCACTGTCCTGCGTATACAGCCAAATAAGCCAGCGAGGACGTTCCATCTCGCCATTGAGCACTTGGCGAGCTTCAATCATGCGTCCATCGAGATATCCATCATTGGTAAAGCCCTCTGTAGTAAGCTCGAAATATAATGGCTCATCTTGTGTGGATAAGGCTTGTCGAATAGGCATTGTGCTGCTGTTGTCCTGCATCTCATGCACTTCATCGACTGCACCTACACCGATATTACGGCCTTCTTTTGCACCCGTTTTAGCTGATATTTTACGTATCGTGCCTTTGTTACGGTAACTGTACTTGCCTTTCTTGTTCTTCCGCTTGGGATGCCCAAAGAAGATACCTTTCATATTCTTGCGAGTGACTTTTTCGAGCGATGGGCTTTCCTCTCGCATTGCATTGATTGCATCGAACATCAACGAAGCCTGCTCATAGTCATTGCTGGAACATAGGATTCTTAATCCCTCTGGACCACAGAACCATTCCGCTAGTGCAATCGCACTTACAAGCGGTGTTTTCCCGTTTTTCCGACCTACAAGGAATAGCACATCTTGATAGAGTCTTACCCAGCGTCCAATCTCTTCATCAAAAATCTTGAATGAGTAAATGGCTTCTATAAATGCCTTCTGAAACAGCATCAATATAAACGGTTTGCCTGAAAATGGTGCTTCAAAGTGCTTACATTTCTCTTCAATAAACTTAATGCGTTTATGAGCTTCGTCTGTTTCAAAACGTATTTCTGGATCGTCAAAATGATCCATAAGAATATCGAACATTTGCAGCAGTTCTTGTCCGACTAGAATCTCACCTGATCGGCATTTGTTGATGTATTCAAGCAGCCATGAATGTTGCAATACATTTACAGCACTCATTCAAACTCACTCAAATCATCGTCATCCTCTTCAATGTTCTTCATTAGTACACTACCGAGAGCTTTAATGACCACTGAATACGAATTGACATTCTTAAGATACTGCTTGGAAGCCTCTACAGGTCGTTGCTTGCTTGGATCGGAAGGATGAAACTGCACCATACCAGTCACAGCAAGCTTTTGACGCAATACGTAGTTCTCAGCTTTTAGAAAGGCAGCATCGTGCATTAATCCTTCTACCAACTGAACATTCTCAGGAGCCACACTTGCAAATATCTCTTTCAATTTCGCAAGCTCTTGCTCATACACTTCTGATTTTTCTGGCATATTTTTCACCTCACCGAATTTCGAAATTTTTAGTGTGTGTGTAAATCGTG